TTTAAGAAAAGTGCTGTGTAGTAAGTGTGTAGTACTACACACATTAAAACTGAAAAAACCACAAAATAAGAGGGTTTAAGATGTATAATATATTTAACTTGGAAAACTTATTATGTATATCAGACTACCCCTTATGAACTTAACAAAAAGCACAATAAATGCGGTATTTAAGGGATTTTAAGCGGCATTAGATTAATTATCAATTTCCACATATTTCTATGTATTTCTATATATTTCAATAGCAAAAGTGTGTAGTAAGTGTGTAGTAACAAGATTAAAAGTGTGTAGTAAATTAAAACTAAATAAAGCCTTGATATATGACATAAATATGAGAAGAACTTGATAATGTTCTTCTCTTTTTTTATGCAAAAATATAATCAGAAAGAGAGGTAGTGCAAATGTTTTCTGATGAAGTAAGAGAAAAAATCTTAAGCAAAGAAGAATTACAAAAACTTGACTTAGTGACATTATCTCTTGTTATCCACGCAATCGAGGAAGTTTTAGAGGAGGCAGACAATGAACAATCCTTATCAAGCAGTGCCTATGATGAATAATTCTTATATGCAATCTCAAAATCCATATATGGATAGAATGAACTTTTTGCAAAATTATCAGCAGAGCTTGCAACAACAGCCTATGCAGATGAATCAGCAGCCTATGCCACAGCAGATAGCAGGTATTAACGGAAGAATAGTACAGACAGTTGAAAATATTAATGCAAATGAAGTGCCTATGGATGGCTCAATGGCATTTTTTCCAAAACAGGATATGTCGGAAATATATGTTAAGGGTTGGAATGCTGACGGAACAATTAAGACGGTTGTGTATAAGCCTTATACAGCCCCTAAAGATAATCAGACAGTAAATTCTATGGCTAATACAGAAAACGCTAAATTTACCCTATCAGGCGAAAGCACACAGCTATTTCTGAATAAATTTGAGGAATTGTCGGAGAAAATAGGGCAGTTGGAAGATAGATTTGATAAATCTTTAGGAACGCAAAGAAAAACTTCAAGAACTCAAAGCAAAGGCGGTGATGAAGAATGAACCAGCAGTTAATTCAAACCATAAATCAACTTAAGTCAATTCAGAATCCGCAGCAAATGGCTATGAATTGCTTACAGCAGTCTGCTAAACAAGGCAATCCAATGGCAAAAAACTTACTTAATCAGATAAACAGTGGAAACACACAAGGCGCAGAACAAATTTTAAGTAATTTTATGAATGCGCAAGGAATAAACCTTAATGATATTAAGGGAATGATGAATTAGGACATTTTGGGTTGTGCGCACATAATGACCGGTTATCCCATTTGTTAATAAAATAAATGGAGGTAAACAAGATGTTTAATTCAAACGGAGTTAGTCTCGCAGATATTGCCGCAGTAACAGGCAATAATCGTAATAACGATGGTATGTGGGGCGATGGTGCATGGTGGATTGTAATTCTCTTAATCTTTGGCTGGGGCAATAACGGCTGGGGCGGTTTCGGTGGAAATGGCAACGGCGCAGGCTACACTGATTCAGCTATACAAAGAGGTTTTGACAATCAGGCAGTTATCAGCAAGTTAGATGGCATTTCTAACGGACTTTGTGATGGCTTCTACGCTATGAACAACAGTATGCTCACTGGCTTTAATGGCATTAACACAAATATTATGCAGACCGGCTATGGCATACAGCAGGCTATTAACGCTGATACAGTCGCTAATATGCAGAATACAAATGCATTACAGGCACAGCTTGCTAACTGCTGCTGCGAGACGAGAGAAGCTATTCAAGGCGTAAACTACAACATGGCAACTAACACTTGTGCTTTACAGAACACAATGTGCAACAACACAAGAGATATTATCGACAGCCAGCAGGCAGGAACGAGAGCTATCCTTGATTTCTTAACAAATGATAAGATAGCAACACTTACAGCAGAGAACAACGATTTACGCAGAGCCGCATCACAGGATAGGCAGAACGCACTTCTTACAACTCAGATGGCAGCTCAGACACAGCAGATTATCAACTCTGTAAATCCTACGGCTATTCCAGCTTATGTTGTGCCTAATCCTAATGCTTATGCATATGGCTGTGGCTGCAACACCGGCTGTAACTGCTAAAACTGAATAATTGAGTATCTTAATTGAGTTTAACTCGATTATGTCTGCTAAGCAGTATTACTTACAAACACAAAGGGCAGACTATAATGTTTGCCCTTTTGCACATTGAAAACAGAATATTAAGTTGATGGATTTTTAAAGTCGTGGTACAATTTTCAAAAAAGAAAGGAGTGCCAAAATGGTTATTTTCAGAGAGCACAGAGGTGGGTTAGCTGAATCCCTAGAAACAGCAAGGGAATTTGAAAACTTTGATGATATGAAAAAATACATATATCAAATTAACAAAGACTTTTACCAAAAGATGGGAGCAGCAAATGCACCATTTGAAATATCAGACATTGTAATTGACCATACTTCAAAAATAGAAGACGAGAGAACAAATTGGCACGATACAATGTATGTTTGCGTTAAAAGATACGGAAGCGAAGATTATATTAAAAAATATGGAACTCCGCAATGCATAGGAATGTGTGCGACAGACTACAAAAAGTAAATAATGGATTTTCAAACCATCAACTAATATTCAGTTGGTGGTTTTTTATTTTATGAAAGAGAGGTAAAGATAATGGAAATAACAGGAATTGCATTACAAACAGTTACCGCCGGAGAAGATGTTGCATTCACAGAAACAGCAGTAAACGGAACAAAATGTATAGTCCACAGACAGGGAAGCGGAATTATAAAGCTAAGAGGTATTACAAATCAGTGCAAAGCAAGATTTTTAGTATCTTATAGTGGAAACATTCAGATTCCGACAGGCGGTACAGTAGAAGCTATTTCGCTTGCCATTGCAGTAGACGGAGAACCTTTACAGTCAACACGAATGATTGTAACACCGGCAGCAGTTGAGAATTTCTTTAATGTATCAGCACAGGCATATGTTGATGTACCTTGTGGCTGTTGCAGTACTGTAGCGGTGCAGAATACATCTACACAGGCTATTGAAGTGCAGAATAGTAACTTAATCGCAGTAAGGGAGGCTTGATATTATGCACAAATGGGCTAAACAGATTATGGAATGTGTCAAGGCTAAAGTTGAAGCAATCGGATTAGATAGCTTTGAGGGGCAGAACCTTGACGATTTAAAGGATTTTACAGAGATAGCTAAGAATATAGCTTGCTTTGACAAGGATTACAGAATTGTTGAAGCTATGGAAAAGTCAGAAGATAATGAGGATATTATGCGTATGCTTGAACAGTACGAAGATTATCCGGACAGAAGATACTATGACCACTACCGCTATGCAAATGGCAGATTCGCCCCTAAAGGCAAGGGAACATATCGTAGAGGATATGAAGAACCACCTTATATGCACATGTACCCAGAAGCAGAGCATATGAGGGATATGGATAGGGATTATGGCAAGATGTACTATACAGAGCCAATGTCTGAAAGTAATTACGACAGAGCAAAGAGAAACTACACAGAGACTAAGGAAATGCACAAGAACAACACGCCGGAGGATAAAGAACACAAGATGAAGTCACTTGACAGCTATACCAAGGAACTTGCAAGCGACATTACAGGTATGGTTGCTGATATGTCGGCAGAAGAGAAGAATTTGCTTAGAACAAAGTTAAGCACTCTTGTATCTAAGATATGATTTTAAGGGCTATGAGTAGCAATATTCATAGCCTGTTTTGTACATTGATAACTGAATATTGGCTAGTGAAAAATAATTATAACTTTTGCTTGACAGCTATACGCCATTGGCGTATAATACAATCAAGAAATAAAGAAAGGGCTTGAATATCAAGCAAAGGTGAATATTATGAGAAAAGAAGAAATGAAAAACATAAAGAGAGTAAGATTTAATGATTACTCAAACTACGACCCAGAAAAATGTAACGATGGCGGTAGTTACGGCTTTTGGACTGATTATAGCTGCCCTGAAAATGGCAACTGGGAAATCAGTTACGGAACAACAGCAGATATGGAGTTCTGTCCTTGCTGTGGCAGTTTTGGCGACCACTACGACTATGGCGAAGAAGAGTATAGTTGTGGTGATTTTGAAACAGTCACTACTGATGAGTTGTTAGAAAAGATTAACAGCTTTGAAGAAAGGGAGGGTGAGTATATTGAGTTTAAATAGCTCACCAATAAAAGAATTAAGAGAAGAAACTGGAATGTCACAGCAACAGTTTGCTAGATATTTTGGACTTCCGTTAAGAACTTTACAAGGTTGGGAACAAAGCAGAAGAAAGCCACCAGATTATCTTGTAGAGTTATTAAAAAGAATATGGGAATTAGAAAACCACTAGCCAATATCGGTTAGTGGTTTTTGTTTTATTTAGAAAGGAGCATACAGATGGTTTTTAGCATTAATGGCACAATGTGGCAAGTGCAATACAAAAATTCAAATTCGGGTGAATTAAAGCGGTCAGACGGCACAATCAGCTTAGGTGTAACTGATAGAAATACACACACAATTTATCTGTCAAATGCCTTGCGTGGATTTATGCAACGCAAAGTGCTGATACACGAAGTATGCCACGCAATCTGTATGTCTTATGATGTGTATTTGCCTATCGAACAAGAAGAGATATTGTGCGATTTTGTGGCAACATACGGAGATGAAGTATTTGACATTGTTGATATGGTTTTAGGGGCAGTTAGGAGAGTGGGATAATGAGCATTGATGAGTTGTTAAAGATAATTCAAAAGACTAATCCGACTATGACAAAAGAATTATTGATATATGAGCTTAGTCAATGCCGGTATTCAAGTAAAGCATTGATTTATACAGAAAAATGTTGCCAAAAAATTTCGGGGTAACGCATTTGATACCTCCCCCGGATACATCTTTGATATTCAGAAAAACGATTTTGACAATTCCCAAAATTCGGTTCAGATTTCGTTCAAATCCTACTTAAAAAATTGAAAAAATTTTCCTACAAAAATATAATGCAAAAATTTTGATACCCCCGTCATATGCAATTTTGAAATTCAAAAATCGGCTGAAAATTATACCCGATTTTGACCTCGATTTCATTCATATTTGCCCTTGAAAATTGATAAAAAACTTTAGAACTTTAACAAGCTAAAGTGTGCGGCTGATTCTGTGCGGCTGTAGGTGTGCCTTACGATTTCGGCGTTGTGACTTTGTGATTTGACCTGTACGGCGGTTTTATTACGCTTGTGTAGATTTATAAGCCTACAAAATAAAACAGCCTTAAAACGTCTTTAACAGCGTTGTATAAAATGGGTATAATATGCCCTTACAAGTTGTGGAAGCTGTCGCCAGTTTTGGCGGATTTTCCAGAACGCACGCCGCCCCAATTGGGTACACTTGTACACCTAAAAGCCTTATATATAAGCATAGCATTATTATATTAATTTTTCAAGGTACGCAAAGAAAAGCATATAAAAATATATGCTTAATGCTTGCGGCTGGAATCGAGCAAGCCAAAAGGGCGCAACCTGTACACTCCCCAAAAGCTAATTCGCTAATTTTGTTTTTATCTGCTTCAAAAACTTTTTATTCATATCACAATCTTTAATTCCTCGCATTTTTAAGACATAGACACTTATGTCTTTATAATACAAATCAACAATTCCTTCTCTGTTGTGCCAGTCGTTTACATCTCCTTGCCAGCATTTTATTCTGTGCTCTTCTTTTTGCCTTTTCTTTTCGTTCTCTGTTCTGCTGTTTCGTTTGTCATAGTATTAACCCTCCTATCTAAATACCATACAATATTTATTATGATTGCCATTGTCTGCTACAAATTCAAATAGAATTACTTCATAGCCTTTTTTCTCAGTATATTCCTTGCGTTCTTTGGAATTATATTCCTCCGTAAGACATTCTAAGGTTTCAAAGAAAAAATGCTCAAGTCCAGAATCTAAAACTTTTGCTTCTTCTCGTGTATCATATCCATTGCAAATCTTGCTTGCTTCTTCTTTCGTAATATTAAAGTAATCTGTGGTTTTATAAATTGTCATATAATCAATCATCCTTTCATTGTGCGGTCTACCATCATCAGAGCCACGGCGACCGGTCCGCGGCTGACGCTCCACTCTGGAGCGTTTCGGCTATGCTTTTTTAAACATTTCCCAAGGTGCTATAATTGCACCACCTTTGCAATCGGCGTATATTATAACCTCGCCATTCTTGATTATTTCGTACTTTTTAAAAGTGCATTCTATCTCATTGCCATAAATAATTTTGTCGCCTATTTTCATTTTTGCGCCTCCTTAGTTATAATAAAAACTTTCTATTGCTGTCCTTGTAGTGCCTTTTACAACAATAGTCATTAAGTGACTAAAGCTATCCAGTGCTAAGCCGTAAGGCTCTAAATCTTTATTTAATTTATCAATTCGCCTGTCACAGCTCAAAGATAAATCTTTTGTGCTCTGGCGGTTGCAAGTTCTTTCCTCGTTTTCTAAATATGATAACCTGTCAAGGTCTGCATTCAGTCTGTAGAAGCGATTTATCAATTTTTTAGCAATATCATATTCAATATTGTATGTTTCTGTTGCTCTTCTTAGCTCTTTTTCTCTCTTTTCTGCGATTGTTAATTTTTTCATATGCTTGTACCATTTCGCCGACTGTGTTATAATCGACTTACCTTTCTTTTTGATTGGTGGCGGTTGTAAACTTTGGTAGAGTGGCAACCGCCTTTTTGTATGTCCTCTTGACAGTTATTATAATAAACTAAAAACGGTTTAAAGTCAATAGATAAAATAAACTTTTTTTAGATTATTTTTGATTGACTTTTGAGAATGTATTTTATATAATGTAATAAAAAATAAAAGGAGGGTGCAAAGCTATGCTTGTATATAAAATAGATGTGCTTGATACGCTTAAAGAAAGTGGCTATAACTCTACACGAATATTAAAAGAGAACTTAATCAGCCAATCAGCAGTGCAGAAGATACGCAAAAATGAAATGGTGGGAATTAAGACAATAGAAAAGCTATGTGAGTTGCTGGATATGCAACCGGGGAACATTATTAAGTATGTAGAGAAGAAATAAACCAAAAAGATTTAAAAAAAGTATTGGCAATAAACGATAAATGGTTTATTATAATGACATAAACAAAGAAAGGACAGCCAAAAGCTGAAAGGTGAAGAATTATGATTAATATTGACGAACTCTTAAATTATGAAGAAGGAAGAAGTATTTTAGTAAATTCCGGATATAACGCAAAAGCCGGAAAAGAAAATTATCAACCTTGTAATACGGAATATGAATATGCAACAGATATTTATTTCTGTTTAGAAAATAAGGACAGATTAAAAGAAATAGATAGAATATGTTGCACTATATACTCTGACGAGTATATATATACTAACGAAGATGAAGGTGTATATAATGTGTTAGATAGTGACACGTTAAAAACAACCTGGGAAAAAGATGACCCACGAATAACAAAAGTGGGTGTTCTTGCCAATTTAAAAAAACTTATTGGTAGGAATATAGATAACCTTGATACAGATGTATGTGAGGCTTTTGAAGATTATGACGAGCAAGGCGAGACTTGTATGTCTTGCGAAGAAAGTCAAGATAATTGCACTTATGTAGCATCTATAGATGTTGAACATTCGACGTCATTCGTCATAAATTGCGATAGTGATAACGTAATAATAGACGTTTGGATACAAGAACGATAAAAAATAACTGATTTAAGCTAGGAAACTGCGTAAGATGTATAATCGTTAAAATAGGCGGTTATACATCTTTTTTTATTTTAAAACAGAAAGCAGGAATACAACGATGAAAAGAATAGAGTTTGAACCAGGAGAAAAAATTTCTGGCACGTATTGGACAGTTATAGAAGAAGCCCCAAGTAAAAACGGAGAAAGATATTACAAATGTCGCTGCATTTGTGGAAAAGTTAAAGAAGTAAATGTTAAAAATTTAAAGTATGGGAAAAGTAAATCGTGTGGCTGTGTGGCAGCTAAAAGATTAAGCAAAAAATACAAGGGCGTTGTTAAAAAAGAGAATGATATAGATTTAACAAATAAAATATTTAACAAGATTAAAGTGGTTAAACGCATAAGTGGGAAGGGAGTTCAAGCAATATGGGAGTGCAAATGTTTAAATTGTGGAAAAATCTTTAATAAAACCCAACATAATCTTACATCTGGTCGATGTGTGTCCTGTGGATGTGCAAAGCGGGAAAATTCTAAAAAAAATATAAATAAATATTTAGGCCAGGTAGAAAATACAAATCTTAGCACAATTAATAGCAATAAGCCGGGGAAAGCAAACACTTCCGGAGTTAAGGGCGTAAGCTATCGAAAAACAACGAACAATTATGTTGCATACATTGGCTTTAAAGGCAAGTTAAATATAATAGGCTATTTTAAGACGCTAGAAGAAGCAGCAGCCGCACGAAAACAAGCGGAAGAGAAATTGTATAAGCCAATTTTAGAAAAATATAACTATAAATCAAACAAAGAAAATTGACTTTGCAATATATTTATGCTATATTATTTTAATAATTAAATATAAGATTTACACCCGATAATATTAATATTGTTATCGGGTTATTTTTATGTTATTAGATATATAAAATTAATCAGCTGGAGCAGGTCCAGCAGAAAGGGGAATATATGGAGAAAGTACAGGAAACACCAGACACACCGGAGATATTCCAGAATGACATAGAATTATATCTAACAAAATTTTGTGAAGAGCACAACATCGAAGATATGACCAAAGAACCACAGAGCAGATGGAATGCTGCATTAATGTATATAAATAAATATGTTTTCAGTGATAAAAGTATATTAAAGCTAAATAAGAATATTAATAAAAATAATACTAATTGTATTATGGATAGTAATTTTTATATGTATGATTTAGATAAATTAGAGTATATATTATATATATATTATTATATGTGTTCTATGTATGATAAAGAATGTAGTATATTAGGCTTTAGCTTATTAACTGGAATACATAAAGATACTTTTATGGATTGGGGAGCGAATGAAAGAAAGCTAAGTACAAAGGGCTTCGAATTGGTTCAAAAACTGCGCGATTTTAGAGAAGAAAGTTTATCTAATAAGCTTGCAACCGGCAATAAAAACCCGGTTGGAATTCTGGCAATACTCAATCGCCATTTTGCTTGGAACTTGCCCGGTGTTAGTCGTGAAAGCAGCAACAAAACAGCTCTAACAGCCGCAGAAATACGCCAGCAATTAAACCAAAATAATACACAATTAACGGATAAACAGCAGATAAACGCTGTAAACAATTCAGACACAATTTAAACAGCTTGCAAACCGCTTAAATACTGGGTTTGTGAGTAATAAGTATTTAGATAACGCTGATAAATTAAGGTTTATCGGCGTTATGGTATGGATATGGTGTTAATTGTGTTAATTGTTTGATAATATGGCATAAAATAGACACAATTACACGGATAAGGGCGGAGGGGGTTTATTTACCTCCGGAACACGCCCCAACTAAGTCGCTCAATTATCCAAAATAACAAAAAGCCCTTATATATTAATATATATTTATATTATTATCACCACATAATACACATATTATATAATTATATATAAATAGCACCTAACTATTAATCATATAATTAATACTAATAAATCACTTATATATTTAATTAAAAATAATCCAATTAACATCTATACATTTAAGCTAATTAGGTGTATAATAGACACATATTAATCAATCACAAGATATTCAATAAATACACACATCAAAACGGCTAATTCAGCCGAGTAAATTCCAAAAAATTTTAAAAATAAAAAAAGGTTAGGAGTTATAAATGCAGGGCAATGAATACCAAAAATTGGCTATGCGTACTAACGATAAAAAGGCATATCGTAGATTATATATTGAATTAACTGGTAAGCTTCCACTTAGTCCTTTAGCAGAAAGCAATGCTAAGTGTAGCAACATAAATGACATAGCAGGACTTCTTAATGGTGTCTTAGGTTTAACTGGCGAAGCTGGCGAGGTATCAGACCTCGTTAAAAAGGGCATATTCCACGAAAAAGGCATAGACTTAGAGCACCTCAAGAAAGAGTGCGGCGATGTAATGTGGTACGTTGCTATGATTTGCGAAGCTTGCGGATTCAGTCTTGATGATGTAATGCAGACAAACATAGATAAGCTTATAGCACGTTATCCGGATGGTTTTGATTCTTACAGAGCTAATCACAGACAGGCAGGTGATAAATAATGGGTAATCAGGATAAGCACTGTTACCAGTGCAAACATAGACATAAGTTATATTGTGAAAAGCCTTGTAATGCCTGTAATGGCAATCCAAATGTTGTAAAAGGCAAGGATAACTTCACAGAGCTTGAAACAACAAATAAAAATGCAGTACTCTTTGAAACAAAAGAATAGCATATTGCCCCTTAGCCAAGTGGTCAAGGCATAAGATTTTGATTCTTACATCATCAGTTCGATTCTGATAGGGGTAGTTCGCAAGTACTTAATCGCTACTTGCACCTTTGAACTTACTGGTTTGGTGGAATTACCATGACATTAAGTTCTCCTTTCACCTCATAGCGAGAGCTGTTAAGGACTGTCAGAAAGTCCGTGAGGTTTTATGTGTGAACAACACGTAATAATTATCTCATAATTAGGCAGTTATCCATAAGGGATAGACAGCGAGCAAAGCTACTTTCTTTGAGCCCAACTGCACGGGTAGAATGACATCCAAGCTTTGCCACGACCTGTTATAGGTGTCATAGCCTATACTGCTATTAAGACTAGCATTGTTTTTCAGTATCAACTATCCACCTTAATCGAAACATTTTCACAATGCTAGTCTTTTAAAACGATATGGAGAAGCGGCAACGATTGGCGGTGTTGCGGCAGACTGTAAATCTGTTCCCTTGCGGTAAACATTGTAGGTTCAATTCCTATCTTCTCCACTTTGCCGATATGGGATAAAGGTATTCCAGTAGCTTGCTAAGCTATCCAACAGAAATGTTGTTCGTGTTCGATTCACGATATCGGCGTTTTGAAAGCACTTCTTGGGTCTGCGTGCGTAATGTTGTTTGCGGACTTATCCTAGGTTAAGAGGTGTGAGTAAGTTGATGTGTGGCGGAATGGGTAAACGCTAATAGCAGATAGAATGAGCTAGTGGTTCGAATCCACCATAGCATAACCACAGGGGAATACCTGATTGCTAGGGGCTTGAAAGGACAGGAGTGCTTGTTTATGTGTGGTTCAAATCCACACCACATCAAGTAGTCGGGTAGCTCCCGAATAAGCAGGCGTTGCAGTAATCCCTGCTGAATAATTAAAATGCTTGTGTTGGTTGATTTGCGAACAGGATGGCAGATAGCGTAATGAAGTGCCATAAATACTTTCCAACACAAGAAACTGCACAACGGATAGTAGTTCAGTTGGGAGTAACGCTTGATTTATTCAAGTAGTCACAGGTTCAAGTCCTGTCTATCCGATTACAACAAACTAGCTTGACGAAGCGAAAAGCACAAGCCTTAGTGCCTGTTTGTTGTTTTGTTAATAAGGCAGTTATCAGAAAGGCAGGTAATAAATATGCTATCAGAAAATGAAATCCAAACAAAAGTTAATTTTCTATCATCAGCAAGGTGTAACCACACATTCCATAAATACATTGACATAACAGGTGATTTGATAGAGGGTACGCTGTTATCAAGAATTTTATATTGGTTTGCACCAACTAAAGATAACAAAAGCAAAGTCAAGATATACAAAGACGGCGAATATTGGATTGCGAAACAAAGAAAAGACTGGTGGGAAGAGATAAGGATTACTGAAAGGCAGTATGATAAAGCAATTAAATCGTTGGTGAAAAAGAAATTTGTAATTACAGCAAAATACAAATTCAATTCAATGCCGACTATACATATACGACCTAATTATGATGTTATCAACGTAGAAGTTAAAAAATGGGAAAATAGTATCAGGCAAGAGGTTATAGCAGAAGATGCAGGACAGGAGTTACATAAACAAGCAGACGGGAATAACACAAAATGTAATTCCCAAGGGAATGACACAAAGTGTAATTCGAGAATGCCACAAGGTGTAACTCTTTTAACAGGGATTACTAACAATGATTACTCTAACACTAATTACGGAACATTAAATACAGAGTGTAATTCTCTTAACAGAGAACAATGTAATTCTTTTTTACCCAAAGATAAAAAAGCGAAAGAGTTTAAGCCGATAAGCGAATACTCTCAAAGTGATTGGGAAGTTGCCGAGGAAAGAATGATAAGTAGAGCTGGTAAGATAGCTTACGATTGGACTAACGATGAAACACTCAAAGAAAATACAGAAGCATTCTTTAAATACTTTTTAGATAAACACGGAGAATGTACTGGAGAATATCACTACCCATTAACAGATAAGGTTTTATCAAGAGTAGTGGATAATTTAACAAAAGAAACCGACATAGAGCGTGACGGATATACAGATACCTATTATGCGGCTATAAGTGATATGGACGATAATACAGACTACAAGATGTTGGTTGATGAATATTTCAACACAAAGTTTTCAACACAATGTGATTACAGCTTAGTTCACTTTTCTTCTGAAAAGGTTTTAATTAACATTATGAATCACGCTTGTAAGAGTAGCTGGTGCGAAAGCAAAGAATGGTAAGGAGTGATTATTATGGCAGCAGGCGTACACCCGCTAAACAAAGATAAGTTTTATGAAGCAATTAACCTGTACATATCGGGGCAGGTTTCACAGGTAAAAGCGGCAAAAGTAGCAGGTTGTAGCGTACCGACATTTAAGAAATATGCTAACAAGATTTACGGCGGTGAGGAATTACCAGATAATTTATGGGGGAAGAAGTGATATTATGAAAATAACAGAAATGAATAACTGCATTGAGAAAATGCGTGAGTGTTACAAGTTTGATGATGATAAAACGGAAATAATACTTGCTGACTTACGAAGCAATAAAAGTAATTGCGTTACTGTTTGCACAAAAGATGAAAATGGTACTGAAATTGCAATGACAAAGTATTTGAACGAATTAAAAAAGCCAGATTACCAAAAGGAGAAAATTAAATGACAACATTGATTGTAGATGATTTAGGCATTCCACCAAGCACTATTGCAAGTGCTATTGTCAATAGAGTCCCACTTAATGAAGATAAAAACTGCCACATTGAACATTGGAGTACCAGATGGAGAATTGAAAAGGATGGAAAACGTACTTGTCTGGAAGTTAAGAAATTAAAATAAACAATTACCGACTACAAATTGATTGTAGCCGCTGACCTTAGAAAGCTAAAGGCTGATAAAACATAGAAAAGGAGATAGAGAACATGAAGAAGTTATTTGTAAGTGTGCCGATGAAAGGCAGAACAGAGGAAGAAATCAAAGCTAGTATTCAGAAGATGAAAAAGATTGCTGAAATATACGAGGGCGAGGAGTTAGAACTTATCGACAGCTACATTGAGGATAACCCACCTAAAGACAGCAAAGAAGCTGTATGGTATTTAGGTGAAAGCCTTAAGAAACTGGCACAGGCTGATGTATTTATTGGAATATGTGAAAGCTATGATTGGAACGGCTGTTGCATTGAAAGAGAAACAGCAGAAAAATATGGCATTAAAGCATATATGATTCCGGCAAGATATGTAATTGACGATTATAATGTGTACTTTTGGAGAAATTATACGCGGTTTGCAATGACGCAATGCCAACAATCTAACAATATATTTACCGGCTAACAAATAGAGTTAGTTGGTACCCTAGAAAGGAATATTATATGATAGAAATTTATAAAAATCCGAATGGAGACACAAGAACGGCACCTAAAGATGTTACTTTTGAGAAGTTCCAAGAGGCAAACAATATGCACATTAAAGATGTAGAAGCTGTTATGTATAAACTGTCAAAAATAATAGAAGAAAGAGGGGAAAATCACGATTACACCAAAAAATCACAAGAAAAAATGTTCTATGATAATTTTTTATCTACAATAAACAATGGAACGGACTTTGTGAATGATGAATGGTATCAGCTACATATCAAAGCCGAAAGACATCACTTATTATCGAACTGCCCAGGCGATGTAAACCTGATAGATGTACTTGAAATGATTAGCGATTGCGTCTGCGCAGGAATGGCTAGGAGCGGAGAAGTAAGAGATTTAGAAATTGACGATAATATTCTAAAAAAAGCAGTAAATAATACAGTCCAAATGATAAAAGATATGATAATAGTAAAATAAAGCGAAATACCGCCACATAAATGGTTTGTGGCGCTACCCTAAAACAGTTATAGGCAGAGGTCTATAAGCACCTTTGCTTTTAAGTGGAGGTGCTTATCTTGAATTCTGAATTAAATCAACTGATAGATGATTGCGAAAAATACATATCCCAAAATGGAATAGATGAAAATATTATAGAAACCTACTACAACGTGTGCCAGCTTGCCAAGAATGAGGGTGAAATTGACACAATGTTAAAATGTACGGCTAGGACAAAAGAACTCATAGAAAAGGCTTGTATGCGTGATATAGGGCTATCTATGTGGGAGATAGAGAAGTTTGTCTTTAACAATAAAAGTTCCTTTGATTTGCTTGATAAATACTATGATGTGTTACTGCTTGAAGCCCAAAGCAAAATAGTAGATAGTGCATTTATGTATCTTGAAAAGAAAAGAGAACCTAAAGAGCGCTTCTATATGCCACGCCGCAAACAATTCTTAAGAATGGGGCTAATAGAAGCTTTGCAGGGTATGATTGATGATAAATACGATATATTGTGCGTATCATTGATACCAGGAGCAGGAAAGACGACTATTGAAAAAATGTTTAATGCTTTAGTAGCTGGCTGGTTTCCTAATGATTTTTGCCTTTTTTACTCCCATTCCGGCGACATTACACGAATGTACTATGATGGCGTATACGATATTGTTACAAATGCTGATGAATATGCGTGGAACGAAATCTTTCCTAATTTGACAGTTACAAGCACTAACGCAAAGTTAGAACAATTTAATATCGGCAAATATAAGCCATTTCCATCTGTGCAATGTACATCTGTAGGAAGTAAGAATGCCGGTAAAGTTCGTGCAAGTAAGTTTTTACTTGTGGATGATATGATAGGCGGCATTGAGGAAGCACTTAATCCTATGGTGCTTGATAAGCTATGGGATAAATATGCAGTAGATGCTAGGCAAAGAAAAATCCAAGATACGGACGGACACAATTGTAAAGAAATACACATTGCTACACGTTGGAGTGTACATGATGTTATCGGAAGAATACAGAATATGTACGCAGGAAACAAAAGAGTTAAGACTATTGCCGTACCAGATGTAGACCCAGTAACAGGCGAGAGTAATTTTGATTATGAGTATAGCGGATTTACGAAAGAGTTTTTTGCTGACCAACAATTACTCATGGACGAAATATCTTATAGATGTTTGTATAAACAAGAGCCTATCGAACGTGAGGGGTTATTATTCCCAGATGATAAAATCCGCAGATACCTTAATCTGCCACACGGAGAACCAGAAATTATCACAGCTCAATGTGATACAAAAGGTAAAGGTACGGATTATTTTGTACTACCGGTATTGCAAAAATATGGAGAAGATTATTACTGCATTGATTGCGTATGCGATAACACGGCAGATTATGAAGAACAATATAGAAATGCTGCAGGTGTGCTTGTAAATAATAAAGTGCAAGAGTGTGAGTTTGAGCGTAACGCCGGCGGCGACAGAGTGGCTATGGAAGTTAATAAGCGAGTTGAGAGTGTAGGTTGGATATGTAACATTACTGATACACCAACTGAAACAAATAAGGAAGCAAGGATATTCCAATGTTCCAACTGGATATTACAACATATTATTTTCAAAGACCAATCGCTCTATAAGCCTAATGAGCCATACGGAGTGATGATGTCACTATTAAAGCAATATTCAGTATCAGGTAAGAAACAACTAGACGATGTTCCAGATGTTTTCTCAAACTTTGCACTAAGAATGACACAAGGTAATAGAACAGCTAAAGTTGAAGCTGCTATAAATCCATTTAGGAGGTATTAATCTACTATGACAACTAAGGATTATCTGAATCAAATAAGTTATTACAACAAGATAATTGATAATAAATTGATAGAAATAACACAGTATAAAGAATTATCATACAGCATATCAGCAGTTGTTAATGAAGAAAGAGTTATGTCATCATCAGATCCGGACAAAATAGGCTGTGGATATGTCAGACTTGAACAAATGGAAGAAAGCCTTGACAAGCTTATAGATAAATACATTGATGTAAAGAACAAAATAATAGAGCAGATAGAACAGATAAACAACGAAGATTATTACACAGTATTGTTTCTAAGATATGTCAGAAAGTTTACATTTGAAAAAATTGCAAATGAAACAGGCTGGTGTTGGAGACAGGTACACAGAATACACGCTAAAGCATTACAGGCCTTTGAAGACAAATATGGAAGTGAATATTTGTAAAAGATGTCATAGAATGTCACATTGCCGGCGTGGTATAGTATACCTGTAAGAAATTACAGAACTGTTTTTCATCAAATATTACAATCCTTTATCGGAAAGCACCGTTACTTAATTGTAGCGGTGTTTTTTGTTATGCAATGAGGTAGAAATATGAATTTTTATATGAATAAAGATAAATCAATTATGTGTCCAAACTGCCATAAGTTTTTAACTAAGGCAGACAGCAAAGACCCACGAACACACAAGTTAGCGTGCAAGCATTGCCGTAAATGGATATGGTATGTGCCTAACGATGATGATAATTTTCAGATTAAAGAAATACCGGACAGCAGAAGTTCAAGCGGTATGACATTTTATTAGGAGCAAGATATGAACACAATGTATTTTCAAGACCTTGTTAGAGGCTGTTATGGTAGAAAAATTGCATACACGAATGTAGATACAATAACTGCTAACAATGTTGTTAAGGTTATTGGAAGTACTATAGGTGTATTTAATTGGAATAAACCAGTTATTAAGTATCTGTGGCATTACTACAAGGGCGACCAACCAATATTGTATAGGCATAAGCTAACCAATGAAGATATTACAAACAAGATTGTCGAGAACCACGCATATGAAATTGTTCAGTTTAAGGTAGGACAGACATATGGCGAGCCAATCCAGTTTATTAGCCGTAAAGATGATGAAGCTATCAATAAGGCAGTTGACATACTTAATGATTTTATGGCGGATGCCAATAAGCAGGAGAAAGACATTAAAGCTGGAGAGTGGCAGTCGGCAACAGGTACATCATTCAAAGCAGTTCAACCTAAAAATGGAGATGTGCCATTCAGAATTGTAGCACCTACGCCAATGAACACTTATGTTGTTTACAATGAAAGCACAGAAGAACCTATGCTTGTTGTGCAGGAACTTAAAGACGAGGACGGAAATTGGTATAAAATGGCATTTTCCGACACTATGTCTTTTAGAATTGTTGACAGCAAAGTAGTTGAAGCAAAACTACATACATATGGCGAAATTCCTATTGTTGAGTTCCCTAATAACCACGAAAGAATATCTGATATTGAGCTTGTCATAGGTATGTTGGACGCTATTAATAATATGCAGTCTAACAGAATGGATAGTATACAGCAGTTTGTTGAGTATTGGGTTAAGTTTGTAAATTGCGAAGTTGACACAGAAACATTTGAAAAAATGAAAATGAACCACGCCCTTACGGTTAAATCTATCAATAAAGACAACAAGTCAGACGTTGAGATTATGACACAGGAGCTTAATCAGACACAATGTCAAGTTGCTAAGGATGATTTGCTCGATAATCTTCAAGCTATCCTAGCGATACCAAATAGAGAATCACAAAACTCTGGCGGCGATACACAGGGAGCGGTATCTTTGAGAGCCGGATGGGATTTTTCAAAAACTAGAGCAAAGCAAAAAGACCCTATTGTAAAATCCGCAGAGAAAAGGCTCGCGATAGTAACTTTGAATGTATTGCGATTAGCAGGGAATGATTTAAAACTATCGCCAAGAGATTTTGATGTACAAATTAATCATAGTCCATTAGATAATCTCTACACAAAGACACAAGCACTTGCACAAATGCTACAAGCGGGAATAAATCCAAGAATAGCAGTTGCAACGTGTGGATTATGGGGGGATGCGGAAAAAGTATCTTTACAATCACAACCATATTTTGATGTTCTATATAAAACAATAGATATGGTAAACAAAGAAAACACAGATATTGAAAAACGAGAACCAACAGCTTAGTTTCTGCTAGTTCTCGTTTTTACATAATCAGTCAAAATATTTACCATAAGGTTGTTAAGGGAACGCATATCTTCTTTTGCAATAAGTTCAAGAGAAGATTTAAGTTCTTTTTCCATAACAATAGTAGTTTTAATTTTACTTTCAGAAATTTGTCCTTGTGACATAATAACACCTCGCTTTTTGATATTATAAATAACTGCAAAGTAATTGTCAAGTAGCTTGCAAGTTGCTAGCAACTATGATATAATATACGCAAAGGAGATGATATTATGTCAGATAAAACAAAAGGAAAGCATTATACTCACGGATTAACTGGAACACGAGTGTATAAAACTTGGGAAAGTATGAAAGCAAGATGTTACAATCCTAATGATGGAAAGTACAAAAAATATGGTGGGAGAGGAATTAAAGTATGTGATGAATGGTTAGGAAAAGATGGAGCAAAAAATTTTGCAGAATGGGCATACACCAATGGCTTTGATGAAAATAAACATCAAAGAGAACAAAGTATTGACCGAATAGATGTGAATGGCAATTATGAACCTAAGAATTGCAGATTTACAAACGCAAAGGTTCAAGCAAATAATAGGACAAATACAATTATTCTTGAATTTCAAGGAAAGAGCCAAAGTTTACAGGAATGGGCTGATAAATTAGGAATATCAGAATCAACCATTCGTTGGCGATTAAACAAAGGGTATTCAATAGAAAAAGCATTGACTACTAAAGTTAGAAAAACAGCCAGTCAAGGGAAAAAGTATTTAACATACAAAGGAAACACAAAAATAGTTTCCGAATGGGCGAAATATTTAGGAATTGATTCTGGAATATTATATGCAAGATTAAAACGAGGGTGGACGATAGAAAAAACATTAGAAACTCCCGTTGGTGCTGACAAATGGCACAAAACAAAATAATAATTTTAGAAAATAAGGCAGTTATCGAATAATCGGTAGCTGCTTTTATTTTATACATTTTGCAGCTATGCGGTAAATAGCAGAAGACACAGCAGGAGCGACCTGCGGTAACAAAAGCGTGTGTTTAACGGAGGTAATTATGACAAGAGAAGATGTATTAAAACTTTTTCCAGAAGCAACAGATGAACAGATTACAAATCTTCTTAATCAGAACAATTCAGAAGTTGCAAAGGAAAAAAACAAGGTGAGCCAGTACAAGGCCAAGGCTGATACAGCAGACAGTTTACAGAAACAGCTTGATGAGATACAGGCTGGCAATCTGACGGAACTTGAAAAGGCAAATAAAGCCTTAGATACAGCTAATCAGCAGATAGCCGATTTACAGAAATCTAACGCTATCAGAGACCAGAGGGAAGCAGCTATGACTAATTTTAAGATTACTGCTGAACAGGCAAAGACAGTTGTTAAAGATGATGGAAGCCTTGATTACACCGAACTTGGCAAGATTATGTCCGAGAAAGAAACAGCTGCGGCACAGGCTAAGGAACAGGAGATTGCTAAACATCAGGATATTCCGGGCGGTGGCAGTAATAAAGGTGGTGCAGACAATAAGACAAACGCTGAAAAGATAGCAGAAAGTCTTATATCTAATGCACCTAAGAACAATGACGTTTTATCACATTACATTCAGTAATAACAGGAGGTAAGAAATGGCAAAGGAAATGAATATGCAGTATGAAAAGACTTCATACGCAGGAGATGTTCAGATTTTAAAGAGAGAGCCTAATGAAGCGATCCCACTGACACTTGATTTTGATGGCGTAACAACTACAAACGCACAGGGCAAGAAGATTGTCAAAGCAGGTACTCCAATCGGAGCAAATGGCAAGGCTGACAATACAGCCACAGTAGTAGGCATTTTAAGGTTTGATGTAACAGAGGACAGACCGCAGGGCGTACTGCTCAAGAAAGCATATCTTAACACAAAGGTAGCAGAAGCACACTCAGGCGTTACATATGACGCAACAGTTAAGACAGCTCTTCCAATGATTGTATTTGAATAATAACAGGAGGTAAATAGATGTTAATTAATGAAGTATTAGACAGTAAGTCTATTGCATTATCAGCAACAGAAAACGCTAGTAATCAGATACCTTATCTTGGTTTACAGTGGTTTCCAGAAAGAAAGAAACAGGGGCTTGATTTAAGCTGGATTAAGACACATAAAGGACTTCCAGTATCACTTGCACCATCCAACTTTGACACAATCCCAACAATTAGAGCTAGAGAGGGATTAGGCAAGGAAAAAACACAGATGGCATTTTTCCGTGAGGGAATGACAGTCGGTGAAGAGGAAATGCTTGAAATCGAGCGTATTCAATCAGCAGACGACCCTTACCTTGCAAGTGCTTTATCAAGCGTATATGACGATACCAATAATCTTGTAAGTGGCGCAGAGGTTGTTCCAGAGCGTATGAGAATGTCACTTCTTGCCACAAGTGCAGGTCATCCGGTAATTGCTATTGAAAGTGACGGTGTTCAGTATGCTTACGATTACGATAAGGATGGCTCATACGCAAAAGACCATTACGCAAAGTTATCTGGCACAAGTATGTGGAGCGATACAACCAATTCAAAGCCACTTACAGACCTTAACAATGCAAGAAAGAAGTTACAGAAGCAGGGCAAGATTGCTAGATATGTGCTTATGAACAGCAATACATTCCAATATTTGCTTGATAATGCACAGATAAGAAACTCAATCCTTGCACAGAACCTTACAGCAACTATTGAGGTTGACGATGATACTGTTATTTCAGTAGTGCAGAAGAGGACAAAGCTTACCATCGTGCTTTACGATAAGATGTACATTGATGATGATGGTAAGGAACAGTATTTCTATCCAGATAACAAGGTTACACTTCTTCCAGCTGGCAATCTTGGCAGCACTTGGTTCGGCACTACACCAGAAGAAAGAACTGCAAGACAGGTAGCTGATGTTGATGTAACAACATATGGCGTAGGTATTACAGTTGCTACAAAGACAGAGTACGGACCACCTATGAAGATGTCAACATTTGCTTCCGAGGTTGTACTTCCATCATATGAAAATATGGATAGCACATTCGTATATGAGGTTCATAGCGAAGAGTAGGAGGTGCAACTTATGATATATCCATATATAGTGATTCATAACGGAAAATGGTATAACGCAGGCGAAGAGGTTCCCGAAGAGGGGGCTTTTTTAGGTTATAGCAAGACAACCATTAATCGAATGTCTACATCTGATTTGCAGGCTTTTGCCGCAGAACAAGGTATAAGCAACGCAGAAGAACTTACAGGAGCAGAGTTAAAGAAGCTGTTAATTGAGAAATTAGGATTATAGGAGCTGAAATTATGGAATACACTACATTAGAGCAAGTTAAAATCAGACTTAAACAATTTCATATTGATACAGTCACAAACGATGATGATACAACATCTGATGTGGTAGTGTTCGATAGCAAAGAGGATAATCCAATAATCGAACAGCTTATTAAACAGGCTACAGAAGATGTAAAAGCAAGAAGAAATTACCCCGACAGCTACACGGATGAAATGATAACCGAGGACTTGAAGAAATTTGAGAGTGTTATTGTTAATCTGGCTGTCTATGACCATTCACAAGCGGGTGAAGCATTTATGGCAAGCTACAATGAGAATGGTGTCAACAGAACTTGGAGAGATAGAGACAGTTTATTTGTCGGGGTATTTCCATTTGCCAAAGTATTATAACGCCTATAGGGCATTACAGAATATTAAAGAAGATTGTGCGTTACCATTTTACTGATGTCGGCAATATGGTAGCAGGCGGTACACATTAAGGGTGGTGGGCGGTGTGCCTATTAATTTTGCAGGAGATATAAAATGAAAGAATTTTTATTACAAACTTATACCATAGTATTACCGATATTACTTGGCTATATAGTTTGGCTTCTGAAACAACAGAAAAAAGACAAAGACGCCAATAGCAAAGGCACAATGTTGCTTTTGCGAGTACAGCTTATCGAATATCACGATAAGTATATGAAAATAGGTGAAATTCCATCTTATGCTTATGACAATTTTGTTGAGATGTATAACGCATATCACGCTTTAGGCGGTAATGGAATGGTAACTAAGATGTATAACGAAATACAGGAAATTCACTTAAAGAATGGAGGTAAAGATTAAAATGGATATAACATCAGTATCAACAGTAGTTGCAATCGTTGTAATTACATATCTGATAGGCTTAGGAGCTAAGGCAATCCCACACATTAAGGATAATTACATTCCTATAATCGTAGGCGTTGCAGGCGGTATCTTAGGCGTTGTAGGTATGTATGTAATACCGGACTTTCCGGCAAATGACATTCTTAATGCAATCGCAGTAGGAATTGTGTCCGGATTATCAAGCACAGGCATTAATCAGATTTATAAGCAGGTAAAGAACAATGCTTGACATTAATAAGCAGGCTATGAAGTATTCACTTCAAGGACAGACAGTAACTATTTATGAAAGAGATGATGACGGCAATATCCTTTATGAGGGATATACCGACACAGAGGGCAACTTCATTCCTTATCTTGATGATGAGGGAAATAAGATACCCAAAGTTCTTGAAGAGAAAACAGGTTTTTCAGAGCCGGTCGATTTCAAAGCAAACATATCATTCAGCGGCGGAGAAGCACAGACCAAGGAATACGGCTTTGATACAGCCGATTTTGACGCGGTTTTACTAACAGACAAAGGAATGTACCCTTTGAAAAAAGGCGACCTTATCTGGCTTGATAGCAAGCCTACATACACATCTGATGGACTTGTTGATGAAACATCAGCAGACTTCACGATTGTAGGCATTAAGCCAGCATTATATTCAACTAAGTATATGCTTAAAGCAGTTGTAAAGTAGGTGCATCTATGGCAAGACATACAATTAATATATCATTGTCTGAAAAGTCCGTAAATGAAGCTATCAGGCAGCTACAACAGTATAAGAACTGGCTTATCAAAAAGACTTTACAGCTTGTCAAAGAGCTTGCAGAAGTTGGAATACCTGTTATAGATGAAAATATGGCAAAAGCAAGTTATACATATGATGAGAAAGGTGTTCGTAGCGGTTCAGATACAAGCCATCACAGTTATGTTGAGATAAAATCTGTTGGAGAATATGCCGAAGCAAAATTAATTGTAGAGGGCAAAGAACTTATGTTTATAGAGTTCGGAGCTGGTGTATTCTACAATGGAGCGGCTGGAAGTAGTCCACACGACAAAGGTGTTGTTAATGGTATGGTTATAGGCTCATACGGCGAACATCACGGCGTACAAAAAGTGTGGGGTTACTATGACGATGACGGAACCTTAGTTCTTACGCACGGCGTAGAAGCACAAATGCCTGTTTATAAGGCTGATATGGAAATCATACAGAAATATGTTGAGGTAGCAAGGAGAGTGTTTAGTTAATGGCAAATGCAAACGATTGGGCGATAGACCTTGAAAACACAGTCACAGCACTTGTCAAGGCTAAAACCCTAACACAGCTTAAAAAAACATACCCAAAGATAGTCATAACCAATGAGGGGGAAAACAGCGGTCAAGCAGTATTCCCGACAGTATACATTCATTTACTGCCAGCAGTTGAACAAGGACAAACACTTGACGGACAGACAATTAACGCATTGTTAGCAACATTTCAAGTAGATGTTACCGCTAACACAAGCAAATCTGACTGTCGCAAGGTTATGGCGATAATTACAGATACATTTAAGACAATGAGATTTCAAGGTAACGCAATGCCGGAATTTTCAATTAATAACAAAGTACATAAGAGTACCGCACGATTTAGGCGGTTAATCGGAGCAAATGACAGATTATTGTAACAAAGAGCAGAGATGCTCTTATTTTTTTGCAAATTTTTAGGAGGTAGACAATGGCAGATGCAGTAGCAGGATTAAGTACACTGGGCGTTACTTTCTCTTATGGAGTTGAAACAACAGCAGGTACAAAGCCAACATCATTCAAGTTACTTACAAGAATTAATTCTATTGATGAAATTACAGTAACACCAGAAGCGATAGACGCTTCAGCACTTGAAGATAAGCAGACAAGAAACATTGCAGGCAGAGATACAGTCACAGATACAGTTGCAGTAACAGTTAATAAGACAGACGCAACTATTGAAGAATGGAAAACTCTTATTACAGCATACAATGGATTAACAGGCGGTAAGAGAATGTGGTTTCAGGAGATTACTCCGGGCATAACAGACGCGGAGTTCTTTGTAGCACAACCACCATCAAAGTTACCAATCACAAGTAAAGAGCAGAACGGGCTTCTTACAATGGCTATCAACCTTATTATTGAGGATATGGTAGGAACAGATACAGCAGTAACCCCAACATCGGGGGAATGATAAGCCAATCGACTAAATCAAAGGCTGTGTCGATTGGTGGCACAAACGCCAAAACAGCCGACTATACATCATATCTTGATGATGTAACAGAATAATTATTTGAAAGGTAGGTGCGGTGTAAAATCCGCACCTTTCCCTATATGGACGATAGGGTGGGAAAGGGTAAAAATTATGATGAATATTAATGTAAACGGAAAAGAATACAAAGTTGAGTTCTCTTTTGGTGCGGCAGAGTGTAAAGAGATAGTGCAGAAAATGTTTTCTGTTGTTAATGGTTCTTACTTACTTGCACAGACAGACAAGAGTGTTGCACAGGCTTCCTTTGACGGATTAGCAAATATGACAGCAGATGTGCCAGAGATTTGCATTTTAGCCATTTACGCAGGCTGCATTGACAATAACCCAGTAACAATGGATGAAGCAAAGGAACTCACTAGGGCATATATTACAGAGAAAAGAAAGACAGATAAGAGTTACGGATATAGAACATTGTTTGAAGAAATCAAGAAAGCGATGGAAGATGATGGTTTTTTCGAGTTGAGCGGAATAACAGCGATGTTAGAGGAAATGGCGAACAATGTGGAAGAAGCGACACAAGAACAGAAGAAGCCGACAGTAGTTCCACAAGACCACAAGAAAAAGCAGACTTCCACAAAATAATCTGGGAAGAATACTTTGTCTTAGCCAGTTCGCTAGGCGTTAGTTATTCAGATTTTCTTAAAATGACACCTAAAAAGCTATGGGCTGTTGTAGAGGGTAAAAAACTTGAAAGACAACGAATGGATTCAGATATATGGCTTGCGATAGGCAGTTACATACTCCCAGCAATCAAGATAGGTGTTAGAAGTGGTGCTTGGGGCAAAGGTGAGCTTGAATACCCGGATAAGCCTATTTACAGCGATATTAATAAAAAAGAGAACAGGGAAGATGAAATACAAAGAAAGAGAGAAGAGTTTGTTTTGAATATGAAAATACGCAAAGCAAACTGGGATTTAACACACCCTAAAAATGATAAGCCGGAGGTATAAAGCGTGGAATTAGACAGTTTAGAAGTCAAAATTACCGGTACTGCCACTAAAGCTATCAATTCTGTTGACAAACTGATAAATCAGCTTACAAGGCTGTCAACATCACTTGCAACTGTGAATGGCTCATCACTAAACAGCCTTGCAAATGGTGTTAGTCAGTTAGGTTCTGCTATGCAGAATATGAACGCAGGAACAGCAGATTTTACAAGACTTGCTAAGAACATCACGAAGATAGGCTCTGTTGATTCAGTTGCCATAACTAACACAGCTACATCACTTCAAGCTGTCACAAAGGCAGTTGCAAGCATATCAGCTATTCCGCAAAATGCAACACAGGTCACAGAATTTGCAAAGTCACTTGGTAAGCTAGGCAGTAAGAGTATAGAAAATGCCGTTGTAAACATTCCAAAGCTAGGCAATGCTTTAAATGGCTTAATGGCAACGCTATCAAGAGCACCAACAGTAAGCCAGAATGTTATTCAAATGACTAACGCATTGGCTAATCTTGCTAGTCAAGGTAGCAAGGTGGGTACTTCTTCAAACTCACTTCAAAAGTCGCTGTATGGCGTTTCTACGAGCGTCAGGACAGCGACTAAGAGCAGTTGGAACTTGGCAAGTGCAATAGGTAAGTTTTATGCCACCTATTTTATGGTAATTCGTGGCAGTAAGAAGCTTATAGAAGCTATCAAGTCAACGACAGATTACATTGAAGCGTTCAACTATCAAACGGTTGCGTTTGGTAAGATTGGTTCAGAGTGGGATAAAGATTACGAAAAGTACGGATATGATAACGCAACAGCATATGCAGAGAGCTTCCAAAGCAGAGTAAACGATACTCTCGTAAAGCTGTCTGGTTTAAAAGTTAATGTTCAAGGCGGTTTGCTTGAAGAAAGCGGAGCAAAGAACTTAGGACTTAACATACAAGAAGTAACACAGTATGCTTCACAGTTAGCTTCTGTTACTAATTCGTTAGGACAGACAGGCGAAGCAACAACGGCTATAACAAAGTCAATGACAATGCTTGCGGGCGATATAAGCTCACTTTTCAATGTGGACTATTCAACAGTAGCACAGAACTTACAAAGCGGTTTAATCGGGCAATCAAGGGCATTGTACAAATATGGTATTGATATTACCAATGCTACATTAGCGACGTATGCCTATAACTTAGGCATTTCTAAGTCTGTATCAGAAATGACACAGATGGAAAAACAGCAGTTAAGAGTGTTAGCAATATTAGACCAATCAAAAGTATCTTGGGGCGATTTAGCCAACACGATTAACAGCCCATCAAATATGTTACGCCAGTTCAGCAACAATATGAAAGAGGTAGGAATGGTAGCAGGACAGCTATTTATCCCAATTCTTTCAAAGGTTATGCCAGTAGTAAACGGAGTAACTATTGTAATCAAAAGATTATTAGTCAATCTTGCTTCTTTAATGGGTGTTAAGATTGACTTTGAGAGCTTCGGACAAAGTGGCTATAAAGACACATCAGATGGCTTAGAAGATATTTCAAACGGCTACCAAGATGTAGCTGATTCAGCTAAGAAAGCTACATTATCCCTTATGGGATTTGATGAAATTAATAAATTGCAGGACGATACAAGCTCAAGCAAGGGTTCAAGCGGTGGCGGCGGCGGTAGCACTATTGATTTGACAGACGATATTGCTAAGGCGGCGGCAGAATATGAAGCGGCGTGGAATAAGGCGTTTGCTAATATGGAGAATTCGGCAGTTGCCTGGGCTGACAGAATAGAGGAAGCTATAAAAAAAGGCGACTGGTACGGAATAGGTACTTACGTAGGTAAGCAAATGAATAAAGGAATAAATGCTTTTCCTTGGAAAAAAACAGGAGAAGCAATTACAGAAGCTATTTGCAATGTTTTGGATTTTGCGGATGGATTTGTTAGTTCTGTTGATTGGGAACAATTAGGAAGAAATATAATAAAGTTTATTGAAGGTATAGACTTAGGGAAAATAACTGTAAAAATTTTGGACCTAGCAATTGACTTAGGAGTATCAGCAATAAAATTAATATGGGGTGCTTACCAGGAGATATACGACAAATGGGGAATTGCAGGAATTTTGGCTTCTTTGGTTATTCCGGGCGGAATTCTTACACTTAAATTTATTACGGAATTTTCAGCAAGCATAGATGATAGTAAATATGTAAAAAAAGCAAAAGATGGCATAGAAAATATAAAAATAGCTGCACAAGAAAAATGGAATGAAATTACAGATTGGTGGAATAATACAGCAATCGTAAATTGGTGGAATAATGATGTTACGCCTTGGTTTACTAAAGCGAAGTGGCAGTCACTTGGAGATAATACAAAAGATAGCTTGCAAGATAGCTGGACTTCTTTTAATAACTGGTGGAGTAGCACAGGAATATACAACTGGTGGAACAATAGCGTAGCACCTTATTTTACAAAAGCAAAATGGCAATCTCTTGGAGATAACGCAAAGGGCAGCTTAACTGATAGTTGGACTTCGTTCAATAATTGGTGGAGTGGCACAGGTATATATAATTGGTGGAATAATGATGTTACGCCTTGGTTTGCTAAAGATAAATGGAACAACTTGGGTGATAATTTCAAGTCAAGTCTACAAGATAAATGGTCTGATTTTTCTTCTTGGTGGAGCACAACCGGAATTTACAATTGGTGGAATAATCACGTAGCACCTTACTTTACGGCAGATAGATGGCGTGATATGGCAGATGGAATAAGAGTAGGCATACAAGATAAGTGGAATAATGTAGTTAATTGGTGGGATAGCAAACCATCCCTTAGTGAAATTTCAGTAGCCGTTGAGAACTTTTTTTATAAAGTAAGAGATATGTGGTATAATTTCAAAGATTGGTGGGACAACTTAGGACTTAGCTTCCCACATATAAAAACGCCACATTTCGATATTGATGGCGAATTTAGTCTTGTGCCACCTCAAGTGCCCAAGATAAGTGTTGATTGGTATGCAAATGGCGGCTTTCCAAACAAAGGACAGTTATTCGTTGCTAATGAAGTAGCACCCGAAATGGTTGGTACTATGGACGGAAGAACAGCAGTAGCCAATCAGCAGGAAATCACAACAGGTATTGCTAATGCAGTTTATCCAGCGGTTTACAATGCAGTTGTGGCGGCTATGTCAGAAGCTAACAACAATGTAAACATAACACTACAAGGTGACGCTGATAAATTGTTTGCAATGGTACAGGATAAAGCTAATAACTACACTAATATGACAGGGCAAGCAGCATTCCCTTATTAATTGACAAATAAATAATAAAAGAATATATTTAAAGTACTAAAGATAAGGGGGAATGTATATGTTAAAAAAAGGCTTATATAAAATGCTGGAAGTATTAGGAATAAAGAAAAAACAGCAACCACAAATTCAACGCCCACTAAATCCTAACTTTAAAGGAGTGTACAGAGCGACAGAAAACGGCTTAGTTGAAGTATATTGTCCAAGATGTAGCAGTTGGGACTGCTCTCACACACAGATTACAACAACTGTACCACAGAAAACTAAGACAAGATATACCGTTAATTTGAATCCGTTTAGACCGTTTACGCTGGTTAATAAGAAAGAGAAGATTAAGCAACAGGGCGGAACTTATTCACAACATAGGTTTGTGTGTAACAGATGTGGGCTGATTTTTTGGTAATATATAATTTTAATTACATTAGATTTTTAATAAAAGGAATGTACCAAGATGAATGAAAAAGATAACAAAAAGAAGCCACAGGAGATAGTGGTTGCAGTATTGGCAGGAATAGTATTTGTTACAGCGTTATTTATTATTAATAATATAACTGAAAGCGATAATAAAACAATAGCAAATACACAGCCTGCAACTACAACACAAAAAGCTACTGAAAAGACCACGGCGGCTACAATACAAAAGACAACACAAGATACATATGATAAGCTGACAAAATATAAGGCAGGCACTTACAAAGTAGGTAAAGATATTCCAAACGGCGATTACTATTTGCAATCATTAACAAGCAAAGGTTCGGCTTATTTTGGCGTATATGCAGACAGCAATAAAACCAAAATAAAGTTTAATGAAAATTTCAAAGGCAATATGTTGATAAGTGTAGAAGATGGAGAATATCTTGAACTAAACAAGTGCAATGCGATACCTCTTTTAGAATTCAGACAGTATTACACAACCAAAACTACTCTTGATAATTGTATGTTAGAGGTTGGAATTGACATAGAACCAGGAGAATATAAACTGATAGCCACATCATCAAGAGGATATTATTGTATCTATGATGATTTAAGGCAAAGCCACATTGTAAGCAATGATAACTTTGACAATCAGACGTATTGCACAGTTCAAAAAGGACAGTTTTTAATACTTAATAATTGCAAAATAGATAAATAAAAAACAGAACAAGTTGGGTAGACCTGTTCTGATTAGCACATATGAGTACATATAAGTTGCTCACATCAATAATAACAAATAAATAGCAAAATGACAAGGACATTTCACTTAATTGTGAGGTGTCCTTTTTATGTGCTTAGAAAGTGAGGTTTTACTATGAATTTTATACAATACATAAAGCAAGCGTGGAAAGCTGGCACTAGCGGCGGCACTCCATTAAGTCCAGACAGACTTAATCATATGGAAGACGGAATTAAGAATAATAACGATATGATAAGTGAACTGAACAACAATACAACAACAACGTACGAAAATGCTATCATAACATACGCACCTGCTTTGGCACTGGTAAATATAATGCCAGCTAAACTAACCAATACTGTAGCAATTAGGAGCTGGACAACAGTCGCAACTCTGCCTAAGGAATATAGACCGAGTAAAACTATAAAATTTCCGGTCACAGTATATAATCCGGCGGGGTTTGTGGCATATGGACAATTGACACCTAATGGTGCATTACAAATTTATAGTGATACCGAAATTAAGGCAAATCAAGGACAAACATATTACAATTTCACTTATTTTATTTAAGTAATATGTTTATTGAAGATATTGCTGTTTAATTAACTTAATAAATAAAAATTCAAAATGGGTATTGAAATAAAATGTTAGTGGTAGGGACAACTTGAAAATATAAATATATAAAACTAAGGGAACGTATCAGAGATGATATGTTCTTTTTTGTTACCAATTTTTAGGCAGAAAGGGGCGATTGAATGATAAGTGCTGTAATTATCGAGGGAGTGACATTCCCAGTAGCATATAACGGCTACACATATAGTAGGAATAAGATTTGGTCTAAGAACACAGGAAGAAACGATTATGGAGAAATGGTAGGCACAATCGTGGCTATTAAGGATAAAGTAGAACTACAATTGCCACCATTAACAGGTGAACAGGCGTTGTTGCTTGATAATGTGATTAGTGATGAAAATAACCCATTCCCGACAGCACAAGTCCTATTCTTAGGCGGTACACAAAAGGAAATGACAATATACACAGGAGATGTGACATATCCGTATCTCACAAGAGCAAAGAATGAGGACGGATTAATAGTCGGAGCAAAATTAAGTTTAATTCAGAAATAAGGAGATTAACTATGAAAATAACAGGAAATGAAGTTTTAGCACATTATGAAGCACTTGCAAGTGTAGCACAGCTTAAAATGGGTGGCAGATTAGCAGTTGCCATTATGTCTAACATTAAGATGTTAGAGCCACACTTTAAGGCAGTCATAGAAACGATAGAAAAGATACGCGAGGAAAATAAAGATAACAACGATAAGATAAAATCAGAACTTGAAGAACTAGGAGAACAGGAGATAGAAGTATCTGAATACACGAAAGTTGATATAAGTGCATTTGATAGTTGTGAAGCTATTGAGCCAGCTAACATTATCGCACTTAGCTTTATGATTAACGATTAATCAGCAGAAAGGAGCAATCCAATAAATGAAAAATATTAATTGGGGTGCGGATTTCAATTTGCTGTATGCAAGATATTACAGCAAATATTTAGTTGACGGAAAAGAATACAATCAGACACTTAATGAGTTTAAGTACAGCAACATAATCAATCCGAACAATAGCATTTCGATAGGTAATACTTGCAGTAGTAGTGTTACCTTTTCTATTTATAATCCAGAAATCACGCTTGAAAATAAGGATATAACCATTTTTGAGGGTGTTAAGGGCGATAGCGGCATTGAGTATGTACAGACAGGCATATTTACTGTAACTAAAGAAGAAAGTAACGGCGAATACACTAAGTACACAGCTTATGACAAGATGTACAAAGCTGAAAAAGGGTACTTCTCTAAATTAACTTATCCTAGTACAGACAAGGCTATTTTAGAGGAGATTTGCATAAAATTAGGCATAAAGTTAGCAACTAGCATAACAAACACACATACAATTACAGATAAGCCACAAGGCTATACAATGCGTGAAATGATAGGTTATATGGCTATGCTACAAGGTGGAAATGCGGCTATTAATTCTGACGGAAACCTTGAAATAAAGTGGTACAAAGATAGCGGTTATGTGCTTGACGGACATCAATACTATCAGCAAGGGGTTACTTTTACCACTAGCAAAGATTTTACGATAAGAAAGCTGACTTGTAACAATACAAAGTCTGGTGATAAGGAAACTAGCACAATCACTAGCGGCAGTGGTACAACTGGACTTAGCTTTGCTAATCCATTTATGACACAAGCTAACTTAAATGAGATTTATAAAAAGATAGGTGGCTTTCAGTTTAGACCGCTTACAGTTAAGTTTGTCGGTGACTGGCGGCTTGAAGTAGGTGACATTATAACTGTCAACAAAGGTGGCGTTGACTACAAAGTGCCTATAATGCAGATAACACACGAATGTGATGGCGGCTTAATGGACACAGTTACATCTATCGGACAATCTGACACAGAAAACAGTAATATTGCTAGCGGTCCGATAACAAAGCAAATGGAACGATACTACGCTGATTTAGTCTTAATCAACAAGGCAGTTATCGAAAATGCCGATATAACTAGTGCTAATATTGAGAGTTTAAAAGCACATCAAGCGTATATCGACCAATTAAAGGCTAATAAGATTGAAGCTATTACAGCAGATATTGTTAATTTGACAGCAAGTAAAGCTACAATTAATGAAGCTAATATCGCTAAGTTACAAGCAGATTATGCACAGGTAGGCGTGTTAAATGCAGATGTAGCAGACATTAAGACCTTAATGTTTGGTTCTGCGACAGGTAAAAGTTTAACAACAGAATTCGCTAATGCAGTTGTAAGTGTTATCGGCAATGCACAGATTAAAGACGCTATGATTGACAGCATAGCTGCAAGCAAGATTACAGCACTTGACCTTAACACGACTAAATTTAAGGTTCATAGTGAAAATGGAATGTCTTATTGGCAAGACAATACAATTATCATCAAAGATACTGACAGAATAAGAGTTCAAATAGGTAAAGACGCTAATTCGGACTACAATATGTATGTCTGGGATAAAGCTGGCAATCTTATGTTTGATGCCTTAGGACTTACTGAAAAAGGTGTTACGAGGAAAGTTGTTCGTGATGATGTTGTTCAAGATAATGCTAATATCAATGCAAGCAAGCTGGATATTGAAACACTATTTAGTGTTATCAATAACGATAACACCCATACACTTAAGAGCAATAAAATTTATCTGGACAACGAGGGACAGACACTTAATGTCATTATGCAAGCTATAACAAGTGGTGCTGGCAAAGATTATACTCAATGGGGCGGTATGATGAAAGTTGCTAGTGATTTTATCACTAACAAGTTGTGGTGGACTAGCAATGTTGATACTGAAAGCATTCAGACTAAGTTTTCTACTGTTAATCAGAAGCTAGATAGCTACGAAATAACATTATCTGACTTATACCAACAAACGAACGATAATTTTATGGTGTATACAGTAACAGCAACGCCTACAAAAGATAATTATCCAGCCGTTGACTGGTTCATATCCATATATCCGTCAGACGATTTATTTCCAAGTGATAATCTTACTTGGACTTACAGCAATGATGAATATGCTAAACATCGCGGAGCGATAGCATACAACGAAACAGCTCAAAAAACTTGGCGTTGGGCTAAAGATGATAAAGGTAATTGGGGTTGGAAAGAGGTATCTAACACACAATTAGCTTATATGCTTAATCAAAACGCTAGTCTTAAGATTAATCTTAATAGCATATCAACAGAATTAACACAGACAAAGAAAAATCTGACAGATAATTATAGTACAACAACTACTATGATTAACAAAATTACGCAGGAAATTAATGATAATGGTTCAAGTATTAGTTTGGCGCTTAGTGGAACTTACGCTAAGTCAAGCGATTTAGAAAGTTATGCAACTAAAACAAGCCTTGATTTATATATCAAAAAAGACCCTAAAACAGGCGAGCTTAAGAGTGCTATCGAAGCTATTGCAGATACAATAAATATTACTGCAAGGGGTGGGCTTAATTTAAGTGGCAACAGGTTTACATTAAACAGCACGAACGCCAGCATTACAGCAGACGGAACTATAACTTGTAGCAATCTGATTGCCAACGGCGGAAACGTTGGCGGCTGGAAAGTGTCTAAAGATTCAATAAGTACAATATTTAAGCAGAATAATGACTTATTCAGAATTGCATTACAAATACCTGGTGATATTACACCATATGTTTTTTCGGTTTTTCACGGAACTGAAGATGAGGGATACAGCAAAAGTCCTAATTTTTATATAAGTCAAACTGGTAAACTATATGCAACTAACGCACAAATTACAGGAAGCGGCTATTTTTCGTCTGGCACGATTGGAGGCTGGGACATCAGCAAGTCTTCTATCTATAAAGATTACGGCAAATATAGAACTTATATACAGGCACCCGCTAATTCCGAAGCTTGGACATTCTCTTGCCAAGAAGAAAGAGATGGGGCATATTATGGTAATTGGTACGTTCGTGCGGATGGATATATGTATGCTTCTAAAGGTCAAATTGGCAATTTCTCAATTGATAATGGTATATTGTCGACATATCAAAATAATGGAATTAAAGGAATGTCGATAGACCAAAATTACATTAAATTCTATTCTTGGGTCGACGATTACGAAAATTATGTAGGTTCGATAACTACAACAAGATATTATACTAGCAATAATGAAGTAAGAAGAGCTTTAGTGCTAAATGCAGATTATGGAGATGTTGTCGGAATAAATTGTACCAAAGAGAAAACAGAAAATACGGAATACGAATTCGTTATAAGAATAAACAACGATTTAAACAAATCATTAGAGTTTTTTTCGCCCAATATTTCGATGAATGGCGGTTATCAAGATAACGTAAAAAAACCAACGACACTTACAGTATATTGCTATAATCCAAATTCGGGAAAAGACACACAAAATGTCAGAATTACAAATACAGAGGACAGACACTACGAGAACTGCGAACTGTCAGTATATGGAAGTGCATACATAGGATATGATTTGCGATGTTTCGGGTCAATTTATGGAACAATTGCTTCTGATTCAGACGAGAACGTAAAAAAAGATGTTCATTTATTGAATTCAGAAGACTCTTCTGAATTTATCTACAATTTAAAACCTTGCGAATTTAAAATGATTAACGGTACTTCTAATCGCTATCATCACGGATTTATTGCACAGCAGGTTAAAGAAACTATGAAAGATGACTGGGGATTATTTATCGATAAAAAGATTAATAATGATAACTACGAAACACAAGTCTCAGACGAAAACGGAAATACAACTAAAGAGCTAACAGCAAGATACGCATTACGCTATGATGAATTAATAGCGGATATAGTTGCGACTGTACAATCGCAGAATATGCGTATTAAAAAATTGGAAAAGCAATTAAGCAATTAAGGACATCTTCGGGTGTCCTTTTTTAATGCGAATTAGGAGGTAAAACACAATGTTAGACATCAACTCATCAATTCAGAAGAACGGAACATTATCCGTTCAAAACTCAGATGGAGCACTTAAACAGGTAGCTTATCTGTCAGCTACAATCAGCGAAAGCGGCACAGTTAGTATGTCAGCTAGCTTCAATGATTTTGCGGCATACTTGGCGAATGATATAGCACTAGACAACGAGCTTAAGAGCTTTCTTGATGGCGTTAAAAATACTTACAAGGCAACATACAGCACAGAAGATAACACAGTTGGTTCAGATGTAACAGGAACAGTAGAAAGTGAGGTATTTTAATTATGATTAAATGTGGAGATTTTTCAGCGTGGAATGGTGTAGTTGACTGGAACAGAGTTAAGGCGGCAGGACTTACTCACGCTATTCTTAAGGTTATCAGACGTGATTTTGACCCAGATAAGCAGTTTGAAAACAACTGGAAAGGCTGTCAGTTAGCAGGCGTGCATATCTGCGGTGTATACAATTATGTTTACACGCCAACAGTAGAAGAAGCTATCGCAGCGGCTAAAAGAGTATTAGAGGTACTTGACGGACGTAAGGTAACAGTTTGGATGGACGTTGAAGATACTTGTATGCGAAACTTAGGTTCAGAGCTTATTGATATTATCAAGGCTTACAAAGAGGTTATTGAGGGTGCAGGATATGACTTTGGCGTATATACTGGCTTATCATTCTATGGTAGTTACATCAAGCCCTATACAGACCCTAGCGACTTAGATTGTCCGTTCTGGATAGCACGTTACTACTTAGGCTATGATGAAATGCAGTTAAATGATGATGTTAACACAGACAAGACACCTAACATTGACCATTACCTTGCAGGTTGGCAGTACACATCAAGCGGCGTTGTTGACGGAGTAGACGGAGTTTGCGACTTATCAGAATTCTATGGCTTTCATAATGAAGAAGATAATACAGAAGATAACAGCGAAGAAGATAACACAGAGGATAGCACAGATGAACACGTATATGCTACATACGCCGCTTATACCGATAGATGGTGGGGTGAAGTAGAAGATAGAGAAGATTGGGCTGGTGCAGGCGACAATAAAGCTATCACAGCACTTATTATCAAGGTTAGCAGAGGTTCAGTTAAGTACAGAGTTCACTTAAAGGGCGGAGATTGGCTTCCTTATGTTACTGGCTTTAATTATGACGATTACGATAATGGCTATGCAGGTGACAAGAAGCACGAGATTGACGCAATAGAAATCATTTACTATACGCCAGAGGGTGAGCCTTGGAAGTATGCAAAGTATATGGTATCTGTATTTGACAACCGCAACTTCTATCCAGAGCAGATAGATGATGAAACATCTAACGGAATGGACGGATATGCAGGCGTTATGGGCAATGCAATCGATAAGTTCCAGTTGCGTATTGAATAAGTTGCTTAATGTAATTTAGCGTACTTTATAGTATAATAAATTATAATTGCAAAGAAAGGACGGATAAAATGCTAAAAGATACAATAGAACAAAATAACTATATGGAGTTGATAGATACAGTTAATGTATCCGAACGAAACAAAGAAATTGTAAAAAAATACATAGCTGGAATTAAAATGAAAGCTCTAAGCGAAGAATATAATGTATCATACGAAAGAATTAGAGCAATAATCTATAATTATATATGGCATTGTTCTCACTATAAAAAACGCATAAATAAAAAGTAAACAATTTAATTTGTCGAAAATTGTCGAAATTACACGACCGAAAGTATTTGAAATATACTAACGATAAATGTATAATAAACTTGTCTTTGAGAAAAGACCCTTAAACATTATCAAGTTCTGGCAGGCGATATTGTTTGATTGGCGTTGGCAATATCGCCGCTACACTTGACACGATAGAACGTGTGTTCTATAATAATCGTATCGCTATCGGAGTGCGGCTAGGGGGTACATAATGGAGAATGAAGAGTACAGACAGAAGATAATCGAATTAATCAATAATTGCAATAATAATCATTGGCTAAAAACAATATACAGCTACATTAAAGCACTTTTAAAGTAAAAGAAAAAGACCGAAGGTAAATTCCTCGGTCTTTTTAGAGTTGAGTGTCAAATATGAATTGTCGAGAAACATATTTTGAGAGCACTTCCCTTTAAGCTTATTTTTAGGCTTTTCCCTGATTACTATATTATCACTCCTTATTTATCAAGTCAATCAGTTTTTCCAAGCTTTCCCAATCTTCTTTATTCAGCTTAGACAATGCAGATACAAGCCTGTGCTTAAAAGTATCTTCACCGCCTGTCTGAATATCAGCTAACATTTCAGCAATCTGTTCATCTTTGGATTTCTCTATAAACATTTCTCCCTTGCCAGTTCGCAGCCATTCTTCATTAACAGAAAATTCACTACACATTAGCTTTATTGTCTGTTCTGACGGATAATTTTCTCCGCTTTCCATTTTGCAAACAGCAGAACGGGATATAGATAGTTTTTGAGCAAAATCAGTTTGACTTATGTTTAGGCTATTTCTGATTCTTTTAATTCTCTCATTCATAAGTAGCTCCTCCTTTCTTAAAAAGTATAATAACATAAAATGTACATTAAGTCAACAAAAAGTGTTGACATTGTATATTAGATGTGCTAGTATGTGTACATCAGATGAACAGAAAGGAGATGAAAAAATGAAGAAACCGTCTGTTTCAGATGTTGCATTAGTGCTATCAATATTTGTTTTGCTGTTTCAGATTTTTTGCCATTTTATTTTACCAAAGTTTTGACAAAATCAATTATTTCTGAATGATGTACAGCAAATTCCATTAAAGCACAGATGATAGAAACAATCACAGAAATCCAGCCTTTAATATCAGCTTTACTTGATGTTTTTAACGCAACATCAGCTTGTGTTTTGGAACTTTCAGCAATTTCCTTAGCTGAATCAGCTTGGGATTTAGCGGATTGAGCCATATCGTGAAGTTCTTTGCTTGTCTTTTCAAGATAGGCGGATTGACTTTCCATAAGTTCATATGGAGATTTGCCTTTTTCATATGTAGGCATTTTGGGTATTGTGGATTGTGGGAATAAGTCATCCATATTTGGATGTGTAGGTTCGTATCGCATAATAATTCTCCTTAGTTTTTAAGGAATTATATCACAGAAAGGAAGTGAATTAAATGAGTGAAAAGGAAAAGGAAGTAGTTGAGAAACTAAAAGAAGCAATTCCTAAGATGTCGGATTTCGACAAGGGTTATATTCTTGGAAAAGTTGAGAATATGGCAGAAAAAAGTGATAAGGAATGTAACAATGACAGAAAGGAGTAAGAATGGCAGAAGTCACAAGAAAAGCTATCCAAAATGAAATGACAAAAACGATAGAGGGAAGTTGCTTCTATGAAAGGCTCCACTGCAACGGACAAGATATAAGCGAATTGATTGCTGACACAAAAGCATTAATTGCCCAACATAACTTATCCGTTTTAGAAGCCAAAGGGTTTTTAGATTATATGAAGATTATTCTTGACAATTCTTCATATCTTCAAATTCAGAAATAGCCTTAATACAACATTTTTCAAAAGATGTATTGTCAGGTATTTCTTTAGCAGTCTTGAGCATAGATAATACTTTGTCAGAGTGAGGATATTCAAGACCACAGTTAGGGCAAATAATCTTGTCGGCAGATACACTTTCATTAACAGTATATCTATTGTGGCAAGTACAAGTTATTTGAAATTTTAGAAACATATTTTCACCTCTTTTCCTATTTAGAATAAGAGGATTATAACACAGAAATGCAGAAAGGAGTTATATGGATAATTTACAAATTTTTAGCAATTCAGAGTTTGGAGAAATCCGAACTGCATTAGTAAATGATGAACCTATGTTTTGTTTAATTGATATTTGCAAGGCATTGGAAATCAAAAACGCTACAGATGTAGCAAAGAGATTAGATGAAGATGAACTGACTAGATTAAATCTAGGCAGTCGTGCAGGAGAGACAAATTTCATAACAGAAAGCGGTCTGTATGCAGTTATCTTAAGAAGTGATAAACCTAACGCTAAGAAGTTTCGTAAGTGGGTAACATCAGAAGTACTTCCGTCAATCAGAAAGACAGGCGGTTATAGTATGCCAAAGACAACAAGCGGTCAGATACAGCTTTTAGCACAGGGCTATACAGAACTTGAGCAGGCTGTTAACTCTATCAAAGAAGATATGACAGAGCTTAAGGATAACACACCTCTTTACGGCTGTGAGATTGATGAGGTCAAACAGCACGTTAATAGAAAAGGTGTAATTGTACTTGGTGGCAAGGATAGTGAAGCTTATAAGGACGGCAGTATTCGCAGTTCGGTATATTCTGACATATATAAGCAGTTAAAGCGTGAGTTTGGCTGTGTGACAACATATAAGAGCATAAGAAGAAAGTACATTGATAATGTACACAAGTTTATAGATGATTATGCGTTGCCTATGGCACTTGCTGAACAGGTAAAAGAAGCTAATGCACAGATAAGTATGAGCTTTTAAGGAAAGGAGTAAGAGTTGGAAAGATTGATAAAAGAATTAATCGCAGTTGAGAAAAAGAGAAATTCCTTGCTTGCAGAACTGAATGAGAACTTAAAGAAACTGACAAGCAAGGAAGATAAAGAGTATCAGGGTGAAGTTGGCAAATCAGCTTTTAATCTTGATTGAGCCAGTTATGGTAATGTTCCAGCATTTCCATAACACCAATTTCAACCCACGCACGTCTAATGAATTCGTGCTTTTCACCCTCATCAGCAAAGTTATTGCTATTAGCGCTTTTCATAACTTTTTGATGAATAGAAGAGTGAATGTTAGCACCATTTTCATTGACGAACTTTTTAAAATCGTTGAAGTCTTTCAAGGTTTCACCTCTTTCCTATAAAAAGATAAGAGGATTATATCACAATTTTTAAAATAAGGAGAAGTTTATGGAAAAGGAAGTACAAGCAACACCACAATATAGCATATCAGTAGAGGGACTGATAGCAGAAAGAAACAAGTTAGAAGTCTCTATTGCAGCATACAAGAAAGCAAAGAGAGATAGCAGAATAGCTGAATATTTATGGATGTTATCAGCAATATTATTTATTGCGCAAATGATATTTCAGCTTATTAATTAGAAAGGAGTTTTAGCAGATTGATATTTATTATTTCTGAAAAAGGCGAAAGAGAGCAGATTAATGAGGTAGAAAAGCTTGAAATCCTGGCACACATTGGCAGAAGAACAAGTTACCTCTTAGGAAGAAATAAACATTGTGAGCCATTAAGGAGCATAGTTACAAGAGATATTTTAGGGCAGTTAAAGCACGAATACGGGTGTGGTTTGAGTGAACTCAAAAAGAAGTACATAGCAGACACTCACGATTATATCGACTGCTACGAACTGCCTACAATAATGAAAGAGAGATATAAGCT